TCGGGTGCCAGCCGTGCGGCAGATAGCCGGCATTCGGATTGACGCGCCGGAAGCTCTCGACGCTCGATCGTTCATTCGTCCAGCACCCATCGACGAGTTTTGCGAAGGCCAGTTCTTTGTCCTGGTCATACGGCGATTCGGTGAACAGCACATACACCGGGAGGCCTGAGGCTTTCATCACCATGACGACATCGGGATGGACGAACATGCCCGAGACGATAAAGATCGCGTCCAAACCTTTGAACGTCTTGATCCACCAGGCGACCCAGAACGCATCGCGGCCCGCTTGGAGGAACACATCAGCCACATTCGGCTTGCCGATCGAGGGATCCTTTTTCTTGTGCTGGCGCCAGTTGTAATACAGCCAGCTCCGCGAGCGGCCGATGCGCGTATCGAGGGCGTAGTCGATAATCTCGACGCCGTGGTGAATCAATCCATCGCGCAATCCGGCCGCTACGTCTGCGGTGGCCCAACTTGCTCCTGGGCCTAGCAATAAAAGCCGAAGCTTCATGGTTTGCGCGCCTCACAGAGATACGCTGTCGTGATTTTCGTGAGGCTCGCGAATCCCATCGCTTCGAAGCGCCGCAAGATGTCGTAGGCGGCTTGCCCTTCTGGCGTCAGCGCACACGGCGTGATCTGCACATCGGTAAATCGCTGGAGGAGCAGTTCCCATCCCTGCTCCGTGAAGCGCCAATAATCTTTGTAGTCTTCGGTTCGGTGATCGGGCCAGAGGAACGGCGACGTCACGAGCAAGAGTCCGCCCGACTTCAGCACGCGCCAGATTTCGCAGAGCGCCGCCCGCGGATCAATGCAGTGCTCGAGGACTTCGGTCAACACGACGCCATCGAAGGCATCCGCCGGAAAGGGCAACGAGAGCAGATCGCCCTTCGTGTCTTCGCCGGTTGACGTGTCCGGTTCGCCGAAGGTGATATAGCCATCGCCGAGATATCGGCGCGGGTTGTAGACGCCGACATCGAGGATGTCGCGGCCGAGGGCTTCGCGGTGCGACCATACCCAATGCTCGATCTGTACCCGATGGTAGTCGGGGGCTGGGAATTCGTGCAGGCCGGGTGTGGTCTGCATCCAGTGGATGAGCGCGGCGTATTCCTCGCTTTGACTGAGGCCGTAGAGCAACACGTCTCGACTCATGTCAACGCCTCTTCGACATCCTCGAGCAATTTCACCCAATCCTCGTCAGACGCGTGCGGTGTCTTCATCAGCACCACAAAGTCATTCAACAATTCTTCTAATGCTTCGATCCGATCCCGCTGATCGAGACTATTCGCGATCCGTTCCAACGCCTCAATGCCGCGTTCCTCGAGGCTGATAAAGCTCGTCACGGACTGACGACCACGGCATAGCGCCCGCCGCGGTGTTGCCAGCGGGCATCGGCATTGTCGTCGTCCGGTTCGGTGTAGCGCACGCGCTCGATCCGCTGCATCCGCATCAGGGAATAGCCCGTCACGCTGAGCGGTTGATCCTGGAGCACCGCATGAATGCGGGTCGCCGCCGTTTTCACATCGGCCCCCGAGGTATTAATCACGACCGCCTTGACGAGATAGTCGAAGGCTTCGAAGGCGGAACCGCCGAACATGTATTCGTCTTCATGGGTCATTTGCGAGACGATCACGAAGCGCGTTGCGCCGTGTTTGGCGACGTCAAAGAACACCCCGTCTTGAACGATAGCCATCAGTTGTGGATCTGCAAGAAGCTTGGCAATCACGGCCGCGTCGACATCGGATGAATCCGCCATCAGAGCGTCCCGCTGATTTCAAAGCCCGCGCGACGAACTAATTCGAGAAGCTTGATGTTCAATTTGCGGCGTTCGCGTTGAGCAATCGGGACGAGTCCATCCGGCTTATGCGACGGCGCTTTGCCGCGCTTCCACCCTTTCCGAGTCTGGCGACTTTGAGTGCCAAATTCCCACAAGTGCGAGTGTGGCGATGTCGATTTGACGATGCCGACGGCCCCGAAGCGATCCCGCGTGACCGTATGCTTGACGCCTTTGCGCAGATTGCCTGTATCCCCCAGCGGATAGGACTGGATGAGACTCGCCGCCGTGACTTCGGTTGTGTCATCAATCATCTCGGCGCCTTCGTGCCCGAATTCCTCGGGCAGCTTCATCAGCGCCGAGCGGAGCTCATCGAGCTCGGTCCATTCCAGACGGTTGTTGCTCATGACACGGCTTCGGTGCAGGCCAAGATCAACATCCGGTGCCGTTCCTCCCGATCGACAATGCCCTCGACCGCCAGCACCCGATCCGTCGTATCGTGAAATCGAACTCTTGTTTTGGTTGTCACCCCAGCGAGATAACGAAGAGTTACGAGATGCGACGCAGTCGCGGTGACGGTGCCGGATGTCTGGCGTTCGAGGTCGCGCGGCGTCGCGGGATTGACCGAAGCCGGCAGGCGAGCCACCCCGAGCACACTCCACGTCTCCGTAAAGCCACCCTCGCTATCCGGCACGATGGTTGGATTCTCCAAGGTCACGCGATGGCGGAGTTCCCCGATCGCCATGTCAGGCCAAGGCCGAGACGCGCGTGGTCGTCAGGATGCGTTCGATAGCGGTCCAGATCTCCGCGCTCGGTTCCATGTCATCGCCGCGGTGCTCGAAGAGATAGGTCAGCATGACGCACGTCGCCGCTTGGACACGGCCCGGCACGGCCACGGTGCCATTCGACCAGCCCGGCACGGCGCCGGTATTGAGGTGCTGCAGCACGAGATCGCACGCTTCTTGCAACTTGGCTTCGATGTCGGCGTTGTCATCCTCGCCGGTCACCTTGAGGTGATCCTTCGCGTCGGCTAAGGTGATGAGCGTCGCCATCCTACCGACTCCCCACCGACACGACGGGAAGGCCGGCCACCGCGTCGCGGCCGTCTTTCCCGTCCCGCCCACGTTTCACGAGCATCGACCATGCTTTCGAGTCGCCCGGTTTGGTGCTCGTCGGCTCGTTACAGTGCCAGCTTGCGCCGGCATAGAAGACGACGTGCCCGAGCTCGTAGGACTTGCCGTCCTGATAGGAGCCTTCAAACGACAACCCGGCGATCCCATCTTTGCCGTCTTTTCCGTCTTTCGGTTTGGGCATCTTGCTGACTTCCTCACGAAGCACAGCCGTCACGATCCCCATGTCCGGACCAGGGCCCACGACTAGGCCAACATCTTTCGTTTGCCCATCTGAGAGTGTGAGCACGAGATGTCCCTGCCGATCGATGACGGCGCCAGTCAGAGCGATACCGTCCCGGCCATCCATGCCATTCTTAGCCGGCGGAATAGCCGAGAGGGCCTTCGTCACCGCCGCTTGAACATCCTCAGAACTTACCGACTTTCCGCCGATATTCCCGATCAGTTGCCAAGCCATATCAGTCCTGCTACACTCCGCGCCATGACTGCCGTCCCTACCTCACCAACTGCCGAAGAAATTCGGCGATTTCAAGCGAAGACGAGAGCCGTCGGCGATTGCTTGCTCTGGACTGGGCAGAAAGACAAAGACGGATATGGTGTCTTGCTGTTTCGCCGAGGCAAACGAAAAGCTCATCGCGTCGCGCTCTGGTTGGTGAACAGGCCCATCCCTGAAGGCTTCGTGGTGAATCATACCTGTCGACATCGCGCCTGCGTCAATCCGGCCCATTTGTTGACGATCACTCGTTCCCAAAATTCGCTCCGTGATTCCGCGTCAGTCGCCTATGTCAATTCACAAAAAACACATTGCCGATTGGGTCATCCGTTCGATCGCGCCTACGGCGGCCAGAGATATTGCTCCACCTGCGAGAAAGTCAAACGCCAACGGCTGAAAGCCAAATGGAAAGCCGAAGGCATTTTGAAGATTTAACGGCACTGATAAATATCTCCAGTCTTGACATCTAAATAGGCATCGCCAGGCCGAGCATCCGCACTCGGAGGCCCGATACCTGTCAGCAATGACGATCCGTCCCGCCCATCGTGTCCGGCTGGCCCTAAAGCCCCTGGGGCGCCTTCTGGGCCCCGATCGCCAGGCGGGCCGGGGTGGCCTACCATCGGCGCTTTGATGTCCATCAGCGTGGCCTTGGTTTCCATGACGATCAAGCGGTCCCGCAGATCCGCAATCGACTTGGCGACGCATTCGCGCACGACGGGGGCAATCGCCCGGACGATGGTCCCGAGTTCGGCTTCGGTCATAAGGCCAATTCCTTGCTGAGCAGGTCGCCGACCATGGCCGCCATTTCCATCTCCGTCATGTCGTCCGGCTTGTTCTGAATTGGGGCTGGCCCTTGGCCTGAAATATTCGTCGGCACAGGAATATTTCGATCAACCAGATCCTTCAGCGGCCACATTTGTTGCTGTGCATACACTTGATCGCCACCGGAAACCGGACCGAGATTGAAGTATTTCCAGCGGGCTTCATCCGGAGTCATGCCACCACTCATGGCTGTCTTCGCAGAATTCACACGGGTGACGGTATCCATCCAGATCAAATCGTCGATATCGAATTCGGTCCCGTACTGCTTCCCCTCGATTTTCTCGTTCAGGCCGAGCCCTTCGTCGAGATGATCCTCGAAATTCTTCGTCAGGCTTTGGATGCACTGACTGTGATACTTCAGGAGTAGCGGTTCGAAGTTCGCATAGGGCGGTGGCTCGCCAATGTCGACGAGATACGGCGGGACGCCATACGTAGAACACACTTGCTCCGCACTCATCTTCTGTTGCTTGATGAGATCGGATTCGACGGCGGTCATACTCAAGGGTTGATACTTGAGTT